GGAACAATGGGCACCATTAACACTACAAGGTGGCGGATTTTTCCATATGGCAATGGGTGCGGTTCTAGGTATTTCTGCTCTGAATAAAGATAAGAAAGAAGAATCGTCAGATAAGGATTAATTAACAAAAAAATAATTATGTATTTTATATTTGATGTGGATGGTACTCTGACACCAAGCAGAGGCAAAATGGATTATGAATTTAAACTATGGTTTTTAAACTTCATTAAACAGAATCCGGTGGCTTTAGTCACCGGGTCTGACCTTCAAAAGACATTAGAACAATTAGGCGAAGACATCGTACACAGTGTCGATTATTCCTTCAATTGTTCAGGTAATGCGATATATAAACAAGGCAAATTAATTTACCAGTCATCCTGGTCTTGCCCTAGTGATCTAAAAGAATATCTCGAAGAAGTATTATCAAATTCTAAATATGTATTTAGATATGGAAATCATTTAGAAGACCGAATAGGTATGCTAAATTTTTCTGTTGTTGGTAGAGGAGCAATTGGTGCTCAAAGAGATCATTACTACCATTGGGATTTACAACATCAAGAGCGAGCAAATATTTGTAAATATATTAATAGCACGTGGGATAATGTACAAGCAGTCGTAGGCGGAGAAACTGGTATTGATATTTTCGAAAAGGGATGCGATAAGTCACAGGTCCTAAAATATATTACAGATACGGATATCCATTTCTTCGGTGATAGGATGGATGTCGTAGGTAACGATTGGCCGTTAGGCAAAGTCATAATTGACAAAAAATTGGGAAGCATTTATAATATTAAAAATTGGGAAGACACTCAACGTAATTTAAAAATTATGGAAAGTGTCGGTATATTAAACTGAGGAGAAATAAATGTCTACAAAAAAAGGTACTGCTGCAAGAGATCCAAACAAAACTAAAACAGGTAAACCTAAACTACATTCTAAAACAATGGTAGATCTTGAACAGATGCTTGTTGCTGCAAGACCTAAGCATGTGAACACTATCAATAAAGCTATTGTGAGAAAAGCTGGGCGAGGACGATAATGTCGGTATTTTATAATATGCCATTGAATACTTCTATGCCATCTTTGCCCGAATTAATAGGTAGAGCAAATGCCGCAGCCAATCAAATTGCTCAACATATCGCATCATCTAGCGCAATCTCGCAAAATGATGATATTTACAATATGATTGTTACTAAAAATATTCGTAATCGCCAATTAAAAGAAACAATTAAAGCAAACTACAGTAAACAGATTTATATTACTGATCATATTTTTCACGCAGTGACGCATAAACCAATTAATTCAAAAATTAATTTTTTCAATATGCAAACGGCGCCGGATAGTTTTGAAAACTCCATTGTTATTTTAAGTAATAATAATGTTATGGTTGATAATACGTTAGATAAATTTATTGCACTATATTTAAATTCACCAACGTCAATATTTGTAATTTGGGATTTTGACAATCATCATTGGTTTGCATTATCTGGTGTACTTGCAGCTTGTTGCGATCTTTACGTACCAACCCATAGCGATAATTTAGAAGTATTATCCAGATATAATAATGTAATGGCCGGCCCTGTTTCTTCAGGTACAATTCAATGGTCTAAGGATTTTCTGAAAGAAAATAAAAACATTATTGTAAAAACCAAAAGATCAGATGAGCCATTAGGTACACATATAGAATATCCACAATTTCCTTTAAGACAAAAGAATTTAAAAATATTAAATCAACATTTAACAAGTGTTAAACTTGTAGATGGCTCTTACCACGGACGGGATATTCTAGAAAGATTTACAGAATGGTGTTCGCATAAATCTCATTGGATTGTGCCTGTATTAAATGATGCACCTATTAGAATATATGATGCATTAATTACTGGCGGTATTCCCATTATCCCTAGATCAGTAAAATATCATAAAAATATTATAGATTTGTGGGATCATGTATTATTTTACGATTATTATGATATTCAAAATCCGCAAGAAATAACCAAACGAGCAAATGATTTGTTTGATAGTCGAGGACCCAAAGGAGTGCTTGACAGACACGAAGTTTCCTGTTATAATAATCATGTAGACAATCGTGTAGAGACAATTTTGGAGGCAGTTAAAAATGAATTCGGAATCGACATTTGAGCACCCGTACGAATGGTATGCTAAAGCAGAAGAAAAGGAACAACAACTATTCCGCGAATGGATTAAGAATGTGTTAACTCTTTCTATAGTTAACTTGACTTTTAAGAAGAAAGATGATACTATTAGAGAAATGAAATGTACTCTAATCGAAAACAAAATTCCTACTTATGAAAAGAAGACATCCCGAATTCGCAAAGAAAACGGTTCGGTGTTGTCTGTATTCGATTTAGAAAAAAAAGAATGGCGCTCTTTTAGATTCGACGCAATTACCGATATTAAATTTTCTATAGGAATGTAAATGGCTACCAGAAAAAATACTACTAATACTATTGCATCAAAAGCTGCTGCCAGTATGCTTACCGGGGCAGAGCCTGCGTATGGTAAATTGGAAGGGGAGTCTGCATCGTATAAGGAAGAAATTCAAGTAGTATTTAATTGGTACAGTGCCGAAAAGAAACGTAGTGATGCTTACAAGTATTATTTAGACTATGTTAAGAAGTTTAGAAATAAAGACTACAAGCTATTTCAAAAAGTAGATGAGGGTAGTATCACTACCACCTTAGGTTGGATTGCTCGTATTATCATTCGAGGTGGTAGTGTATCCAACGATCATACTAAACGGCTTGAAGATAATATTACGCAATTGCTAAGTAAGTTTACTGAAGAAAAAAAGATCCAAGCAGAGGTAACAAAGCAGCCGGTTGTGTCTGGAATTAATATTCAAGAAGCCACAAAATTAAAAGCAAAAGAATATATCGGCGATTTGGAAGGGTCAATCGATGAATATATTTTTGACGATAAAGACTTTTCACTTTATGCAGATTTAAAGGGTAAGCAAATCCCTGCGCCCTACGTACCAGATGTTAAAGTATGGGCGGAATCTAAGTTATCAGAATATTCATCCGTAGCCGACGGCACGGATTCTCAATTAATTGAAGGCTATTCTAATATCAATAAGAGAAAATTAAAAAATATAGTTAAGCTGTTTGAAACTTTCATTGAAGATTGCGATAAGTATGGTCAATTTAAAAAAGCCAATCGCAAAGTTCAAGCAGTTCGAGAAAAACCTCCAGCAATACAGGTTAAGTCCGTAAAATATAAAATGAAGGATGAAGAACTTAAACTTGAATCAGAGCGTCCTATTGATATCATCGGAGCAGCACAAGTATGGTTGTTTAATACTAAAACAAGAAAGCTCGCGGTATATACATCTGAATCTACAAAGGGCATGACAGTGAAGGGATCCACATTACAAAATTGGACTCCGGAAAAATCTAAGCAAAAAACATTGCGTAAACCCGATGAACAACTTAAAGACTTATTGGCATCAGGCAAAGTAAAACTTAGAACATTTATTGATAGTATTAAATCTAAAGAGCAAGAAGTAAATGGTAGGATAAATATAGAAACAATAATTCTAAAAGTAGTGAGGTAATAGATGTCAGTTTTAAAGTTAACCTATTGTCAATTAATTAAAATCGTTTTATCACAAATAGGCGGGAATCCTCTTCAGCAAGTATATTCTCAGCTGAGCCAAGGTATGCCTATGATAAGTGCTCGCTCCGGATTACTACCTACCGGATTAAGTGAGGTAAGGGGATTAATTGAACGGGTTACAAATACAATTAATGACGCACAAAGAGCAGTAAATGACTATTCCGACGTATTGGAAAGATTAGGTACTCAATTATACATCAATCCATTAGGGTTGCCATTAACTGGTACTATAGCAGTAATGCAATCTAGATTAGATACAATTGATACTAGATTAGTATTTATTGGGTTACCATATGACGAAAGAATTGCGTTACTTGAGGAAAGACAAGTATTAACCGAAAGTATACGCTCATTTGGTCAATACAAGGATTATACTGATAGATTATCCGGTATAGGCCCACAATCTGGCGCATCAAGTGCGGGAGGATGCTCTTTGCAAGATTTGCTTGGATCGGGGTGCGCACCTAATCAAGATGTACCCGATATCGATTTGCAAAATTTAATAGATTCACTAAAGAATGGGGATCTTATCGCTGCGCTTAAATTGCAAATTGAAAATGCTACGGGGTATACATCATATCAAACAGCACTGGCATCATTTCAAGCTGAAGTTACGAATTTTAATTTTACATTTTCAAATCTAATCAATAGAGCAGCTATACGAAATGCGGTTACTTCGCAGATAACTCAGATTGTTTTTAATTTATTATCCGGCTGCGGTAATCAAGTTTTTAATCTAACACTAAATCCAGATGTTAGAACTGCATTAACAACGTATGTATCAGATTTAGATAAACAACGATCTGGAGAAGTATATTACGATTCGTTCGGAAATGAAATTGCAGTTTCGGATCCCACCTTTACCGTTTAGGAAATTATATTATGATAGTTATTGATTTTAATCAAACCGCCATTTCTAATTTGATGGCGGAAGTGGGTGGCCGAAAAGATATTGATATTGATGTACCTTTACTTCGACATATGATTTTAAATTCAATTAGAGGATATAATCAAAAGTTTGGAGCAAAGTACGGTGAAATGGTTATCGCATGCGACAATCGAAACTATTGGCGCAGACAAGAGTTCCAATATTATAAAGCTGGCAGGAAAAAAGCTAGAGAAGAATCTGGTCTAGATTGGAAATTGATTTTCGAAGCGTTAACTATGATTCGGGAAGAACTTCACACATATTTTCCATATAAAGTTATTGACATTGACGGTGCGGAAGCGGATGATGTCATTGCGGTACTTGCAGAGTGGTCACAATCAAATGATACGGAGACTTTATTGTTTACAGAACCAAAACCATTTTTGATTCTTTCAGGTGATCATGATTTTATTCAATTGCAAAAATGGAAAAATGTGCATCAATATTCTCCGATTCAAAAGAAATTTATTAAACCCGATATAAGTCCTGAACAATATATTTTTGAGCATATCATAAAAGGTGATAAGGGTGATGGTATTCCAAATGTACTATCCGCAGATGATAGTATTGTAACAGGTACCAGACAAAAATCTATAATGCAAAAGAAAATGGATATTTGGTTTAAGGATAAAGATCAAATGCCACAAGATATAGAATTTGCAAAGAACTACGAACGCAATAAGATGCTAGTTAGTTTTGACCATATCCCAGTACCGGTAAAAGAAAACATTATAAATAGTTATGTTGGTCAGCCGAATAAAGATAAAAGCAAACTATTAAATTTTTTCATTCAAAACAAAATGAAAAATATGATGGAATTAATCGAGGAATTTTAAATGAAAACAACCGTACCCCAGGTGTTTGAAGAAGTAGAAAAATCAGTTACACGAGAAACAAAAATTAAAGTGTTGCGAGCATATGATGCAATGGTTGTGCGAGGAATTCTTCGAATCAATTTTGATCCTATGATTAAAATGGAGTTGCCTGAGGGCGAACCGCCATTCAAGAAAGATACATCAATTCCGGCAGGATATTCTGAGACCT